TATGCCAGCGTTCATACGGATCTGCGTTCTCATCCTTTAGTATACGCTGTACCTTCTTAACTATATTCTGAGGTTGTTTGATCTTATGCTCACCTTTTACGATGGTCATAACAGGTTCCGGATCGGGCCATTCTGCTTCTACTACACGTTGTAAGTATTCTACGGCTTTAGCATGTGTAGCATCTTTAACAAGTTCTTTGTAGGATACCATGCTAATTCCCAACAGCCGTGTAGCTAGTGCCTTAAGACCAAGAGGTTCAGTCTGCAACAGGTACGCCATCTGCATAGTGTCTATGAATTTACTGAAGGTTATACCCATAGCCTCTAGCTCTGGGATGTCGTACTTGGCATTGTGTAGGATTACAGTTGTGTCCTTGCCCATGGCTATAAGTGCTTGTACATTAGCGGCTTTAACGACATACGCTTCACATGCTTTGGCAGAGAACGATAATCCCCAGGGCTTACCTTTAGCATGTTCTGTGTCCATGGCTATAAGGTCATCATTCTCATAGACATATGAAGATAAATCGTCGCCTATACTATTAAGCTCTTCGTAAACGTGCTCATACTCGATCTTATCCAACGTAGGCATACCTAGTAGGCTTTTAATCATCCTCATATCACTAAGTATATATTGCATAAGATACGTCATCTTCTTCTTCATAGCAGCAGCAGGGTGGTAGATTGGGACGACTATACGTTCATGACCCTCTATCTCCACCTTATTGACTGTGCCATGCATAGAATTCATGTCTGTGTAGTCTGGTATAAGAGCTCTCGCAGCAAACGCCCCTGCGGCTACTATGATCTTGGGATCTATTGAAGAGATCTCTGTCACCAGGTTCACCCTGCAACAGGCGATTTCTTCGGCAACTGGGTCCCTGTTTTTGGGAGGATGACATAGGACTGTGTTAGTAATACGACAATCCCCCTCGTATATACCAGATTTGAGCATATACATTGAGAGCTCCTGACCAGACACGCCAACAAAAGGGGAACCTTTCTTGGCTTCCTCCACTCCTGGCGCCTCACCTACAAGGAGTATCAGTGTTCTAAGAGGTCCTCTTGGATGCACATACTTAGCTTTGTAAAGAGGGCAATTCGAGCAGTGTTGTTCTGTTTTGTAAGAATTCAATATAACCAAGTCACCTTTCTCAACGCATTCATCGTATCTTGGAATCCAGGATTCTTTGAGAAATCTCTTTCCAATAGTCAGTCCTTCATAGATTAAAACTTCTTCTCGTACAACCACAACGGCAAATAGAGATCCTCACTATCTGTGCGTAGTTGTGACAAGGGTAGACTGATAGACTCACCATCTACGTCTACCCATACGCTACACTCTAGTATATTAAGTACCTTGAAGTTCTCAAGACACTGGTAATCCTCTTTAGAGTACTCATCGTAGAAGCGTAGTCGTCTTATTAGATCTTCTCGGTTATTCACTAGTCCACTCCAAACGTTTTATCTTGACAACTCTGACACAACCCAGATATCTTATACTCTTTAATACTTATAGTATTCCTGTTCATGGTTTCTGTTTATCTCCTCAACCACAGCCTCGGCTATAGTTCTCCCTATTCCTGGCATCTTCATCCAATCTTCTACAGTAGCATTAACCATAGCGTGGATACTGCCAAAATGGTTCTCTACTTTTCCACTCCTAGCATAAGATATACCTGGTAATTCTGAAGCTACTCTTCTGAGATAGGACTGTTTTATTAAAGATATGGAAGCCTGGTGACGTGCTAGGTGTGATTTATGATTCTCAAACTTTCCCTTGTTCCACCAGTGGTAGGTACTCTTAATGAAACTTACTGTATCGTATTTACCCAGGACAAACACAACATTCACACCAGCAGATATCATGAGAGAATTCAGGAATCCATAGACCTCTTTGCATGTGAACGTCCGAGAACCTATCGTAGCTGGGACCCATCTAGCGCCATAGCGCATAAGAACCTTGTCTGTTTTAAGGTCAAACCGTACATAACCTTCTACTACTAAGTATACTATGTTGTAGGAATTGACAAGACCGATTAGCTGATGCCCGCTTAGACGACCTGTACACATACTGTTGAGGAAGTCACTTACTGTCTTACGCTCTATACCAATGAGCCAAGGTACGCCTTCCGGACCATTACCTACAAAGCTGAAGTCTCCGTATTCGAGAGTGGCAAGTTGTGCTATATCTTTTGGGAAGAAGCGAAGAAGCTCTTTAGAACCTTGTCGGCTATCTACTAGTATCATTATATCTCCTTAGTATTCTGAACAACGGATCTTCTAGTGGATTACCAAATAGTTCGAATTCGTACTTTTTCTAAGGGATTTCAACATTTCATCCCTCCGCTTTTTCAACTCTTCATCGCATTTCTTGCAAAAATTTTTATAGTCAAAATAATCATATATAATACTTTCTGTTATATATATTGCAGCGAAGACTGTTAAGAATGGTATTGAGCTTATACCTATTCCCAATCCTTCTCTGTAGTATCCGGAAACAGCGCCGTAGCCACAGTTGTGAAGTTAAAATCCTCTTCAATGAAGTCCATACCATTGAGTAGCGGATCGTGGCGACAATCGACTATACGCGCTCCAAATATTCTATTCCCTAACCCATCTTTATCTTTCTCATCGAAGGTGGTAGTTTCCATGACAAGCTGAACTTCGAATGGCATCTTCTTGAAGCCAGACATGATCTTGTTACCAGTAGACTTATCATTTATATACTCGTCCTTAACCTGGTGGATGAAGATAACATTCTTGTTGCTGTGTAGGGCCTCTTTGATCAACTCTTTGAACTCGAAGTTGACAAAATCGTAATCACGTGGAAGTACCTGACTGAGTTTGCCATGACGGGCTAGTCTGCACATTTCCCAACCATCTGTGGCCGTGTCGAATAGTAAGGTCCTGAGTATAGGAGAATCAAGAGCTGTGTAGTAGTCGTTCTTTAGTTTCTCCCAGAGAGCTGTGTAGTCCTCGCGTGCCATTCTCCTCTTAGCCCTATAATCGTTCTTGTAGATAGCCTTCTCGCTAGTATATTTCTGAACTACCCCTTCATCTCCAAGGTCCAAGTTCAAAAGTGCTATAGGGCCAGGTCCTGATAGTCCAAAACTGGTCTTACCTGTTTTCTGAATGCCTTGGATGGACATTACTAATCTGTGTTGTACCTCGCCTGTTACCCTACTAAAGCCTGGTATGCCGTCTTTAGATTGAGGTAGTTTTGTTGGTTGTGTTGGATTTGATTGTACCATTTGATTTCTCCTCCATTATAGGTTTATTTTTTCTATGTTAAACCCGCCTAAACCTCTAGTGTAACAGTATAGCGACTCATTACGCTCCTTAACTATACGACGGGTCTTCTTAACACCACGATTGAGAGTGCTAAGTATAGGTTTGCGGTCCATATATACTACATCGAAAAGCACAGGGTCCTTCCTTCTTCTGCTTATGACCACGTAGTTGATGTAAGTCTTGCGTAGATCCATACCTGTCGCTTTATACAGCGATTGCGCGTTAGATTTAAAGACATTTTCAAGGATAAGGTAGCCTGCATGCCCTACGATATCAAAGGTTGCCTGCATACCCTTCTCGTCTATTATCGTCGGTATACTTACATAGATGTAGTCTGCTTTGTTGTCTATGTTGCCAACTAGCCATATCTTATTAGCATCGTCTATGAAGAAATTATAGGCTACGTGTTGGCGACTGAATTTGCCATTGTACATTCGTGTTTCTGTGCCTATTAGGTAGTTATTCATTATTCCTCCTCCTCGTTGTGTTCTGGGAGGTAGTACACCTGGTTCATCATATCTGCTAGAGTCAAAGAATGGTCCTCACTAACTTTTATGTTCCAAAAAGGGTCTCGGTGTCTTCCAGGCCCACCAGTATACCCTATACATAAAGGGTCGTTGAAGTTCTGTTTAAGCAGGGCGGCTTTAGCGCTTGCCGGTAGAAGTTCCCATGCCGGATGATAAGTCTGTGGAGTATCTGCTCTGCCTGACAGATCAAAGTTGTGTTGCTCCACAAGCTCTTCACCGTCTACTGTAATATGTGGAGAACTCTCTAACTCTTTGTCTGTCAGGATTATACATAACATAGATATCCCCCCAGCCCCATACAGAATTTGTCTCAGGAAACGCTTCTTGCTTTTACTCTTACTCATCGGCTTATCTCCTACAGAGGTGGAGCATGGGGGAATCGAACCTCCATCCACAGAGTGAAATTCTGCGATCCTAGCCATTAGACGAATGCTCCGCTCATATCATCTTCATAGTTTTAGCAAAGTTAACTATAGACTGCCAATTCTCCACAAGCTCTAAATCGGTAAATTCTATACGCCACACACCCTCGAACACAGGAGCAGGTGGTCTATAGTTACCATTGACATGATAAACATAGAACAGGGCTACAGTAGCCCCTACAGCATGGCAATAGGACTTAGCCTGCATCATCCACCTAAGTTGATCAGTAGGGTCAAAATGTCCAGATGTTGGATGTACCGATTTCCATGTACACTTCATCTCACGAACGACAATGCCCTCGTCTTCTATACCTAGGTAGTCAGGAGACATCCATATGCCATCGACCTGAAGTTCTTCCGGACGCCAACCTAATAGATCTCTCCAACCTACTTCACACATGCATTCCCATATGAAGCCCATCTCCATACGTATTCTGTCCTGCTCTGTGAATTCCCTGCTTTTGTTATTATATACCAACTCCAACATCTTATTGATAACATCTGATACATGTGTGCCCTCTTTACGCTCGATTGGAGGTCTAAAGGGGAATGGGGTTTTTATCAGCTTAGATCGCATATTAGTCCTCCAGGTCTTCATATATAATAACATCTAGTTCTACCTCCAGATTGCATCCTGGACAAAACAATACCTGTTCATAATCTCCATAACTTAGATTTGTCTTACAAACAGGACATTCGATCTTCACTTTGCTTAGTCCTATTTGCTTGCCTATTTCTTGGGATACATAAATCTCTTTAGCGTTCATCATAACCTCACTGCTAAAGTTATTGATTTATTTCCTACCGACACTCGCACCCTATCATCCCACAGCTCCTTAAACACAAACCCGAAGCATGAGAATAATAATGTAGTCCCTACATCTGTCCAGTCAGCTCCTATCTCATCAGGCGTGTCTATACTAGTCATATCGTTATTAGCCTCATCTATTACGAACTCTTTTACAAAGCATAGGAATGTAGGTGTTATTATAGATGATGTATACGACATACCTATTTCACGGCACGTGATGTAACCGCTTGCGCCAAACAGCCCCCATAGTATTGTGCTTGTGTCTAGATAGCGATTCCTGATCGACCCCGCGCTCACAGGTACTGTTAACATTAGTAACAGTATTACTATTACAGTCCTTTTAAACATGTCACTCCCAATGCTGCGAATAATATAGCTATCACTAAAGCGCTTAGCTTATGAGTTCTTTTAATCAGAACAGTTAATATGTACAGAGACGTTATACTTAGACACAACAGGAGCCATCCTCCTAGAAAGAGGACTACTTTACATAGGTATATAATCACTTGTTCTGTTACGGTTGTTGGCATCTTATTTACCTTTTAATTTTAGACTGGCAGGGCTTAACATAAGGTCGTCACCAAATGGCTTGATTTCAACCCCGCCAGTCAAGTTATTTAACTATATATTATAGAAATCACACCAATT